GAAATCTAATTGAAAATAATAAAGAATTAACACTTAAAAATAAAGATATTCAAATTACTAACGATACATTAGGATTACTAAATAGTTGTAATAAACATTTACAGTAATTATCTTATTTAACTTTAATTAATATTATGATAAAAAAGATTATTATAACAAACATATTTTTATATTGTTCTTATAAATTAATAAAAAATATTTATAATGCATCTAGATCATTAGATGATTTTAATATTCCTATAAATAATTTAAAATATAATTTATGATTCCTATAAATAATTTAAAATATAATTTAAGATCTTATAAAACAATACAATTATTTAAACATAACCTGTTTTTAATTTAAATTGTTTTATAAACTTTTCTATATTGTGTAATCCTTGTCTTATATTTGCAATATATTTTTCATCTTTTAATTTTGATTTATATAAACAAACTAAATCATAATAAGCATTATAATAATCTTCATAATTTTTTCTTGATTTTTCATCATCTGTTATTTCAATTGATATAAAATAATAACAATGCATTAAACCTAAATATACTAATATTCTATTATTTGTTGTTTCTTCAAACAATTGATCATAAAATGCATCTAATACCATATCCCATTCTGTATTTTTATTTTTTTCATAAAAATTTTTCATTTTTGTTGCGTGACTTTGTAATAATCTCCAATCTGTTTCAGCATCTTTTAAATATATTAAAGTATCATGTAATATTTCTATGTATTTATTATTTTTGATATTTAAATATAAATAATCTACTTGTATATTAAATACATTTTCTAATTTAAAATATGCATTTCTATAAGATTTTATTGCTAAACTAAAACGATTGTCATAACTTTTTTTTAAATTATTAATTGCTATATTAAAATTATTTTCTTCTTCAATTGAATCATATAATTCAGAACATTTACTTTTATGTTCTTTCCATCCCTTCTTTTGACACTCTTTATTACAAAACCACGCTTTTTTACATTTTACACATTTATTAATTGCATCCTCTTTACCACAAAAAAAACAATTAACCATTACTTAATAACCAAATTATTAAGATATCATTTTTATAATAAAAAAAATATTATTTTCAAAAATCTTCGCTAACTTCAATTTTATCCGGAATTGCACTCTTACCACTTTCAATGTTAATACTTCCAATTTGATATTCTGCAACTTTTGCATCAAAGAAATTAGTTTTACCATCAACAGCACTATATTCCATAAAATGAAATGGATTCTCTTTCATATATTTTTTATTATATCCTAACATCACTAAAACACGATCACCAATATACATTATATAATCTTTCATTAAATTACTGTTCATTCCTATCATTGAACACTTAATACTTTCGTTTATAAATTGATCTTCGATATTAACAGCTTCATCAAACATTTGATATACTATCTCTTCTGGAACTTTATTTTCCAAATATTGATATAACATACACGCAAATTCAGTATGCAAACTTTCATCCCTACTTATCAATTGATTTGCAAAACTTAAACCAGGCAATAATCCACGTTCTTTTAACCAAAATATAGCACAAAAACTTGCTGAAAAAAATACACCTTCTATTATAGCAAATGCTACTAATCTTTGTGCAAAAGAACATTCTTCATTATTTATCCATTTTAAAGCCCAATCAGCTTTAACTTTGATGGCAGGAAAAGTTTCAATTGCTTTAAATAAATTAGTTTTTTCTTTATCATCTTTACAATAAGTATCAATTAATAAACTATATGTTTCAGAATGAACAGCTTCTATAGCTATTTGAAATGAATAGAAACATTTAGCTTCTGGTATATTAACATCTGCTAAAAATCTTGTTCCTAAGTTTTCCATAACTATTCCATCACTTCCTGCGAAAAATGCTAATATATGATTTACAAAATATTTTTCATCTTTAGACAATTTATCCAAATGCTTTAAATCTTCTGCAAAATTTATCTCATCTGCAACCCAATATACAGATGCTTGCTTCTTATACATTTTAAATAAATCATTATATTTTATAGGGAATAATACATATCGTTCTGAAGTATTAACTTCCTTTAATATTAATTCATTTTCGTCAAACTTTTTAGAATGATAGCACATATTAATTATAATCAATATATTTTTATATATTTATTTAATATTCTAATAAAACAATAATTAAAAGCAATAAATATATAAAAATGATATAATATTTTATAAAATATTATTTATGAACAAAGAAAATTGCCCTATTTGTATTGAAAATTATAATAAAGTAAAAAGATTCAAAGTTCAATGTTTTAACTGTGATTTTGAAGTTTGTAGAAACTGTATTCGATATTATATTATTAATTCTTCTAATAATGAAGTTAATTGTATGAATTGCAAAACATCTTGGAATGATAAGTTTATTAGCAAAGCATTACTACCAAGTTTTTTTAAAAATGAATATAGAAAACACACAAATAAAAATAGTATTGAAGAACAACTTTCTTTACTTCCAGATACTCAATCAGATGTTGAAATTATTATTCAAAAAGAAAAAGCACAACAAGAAATTAAACATCTTATTAACTTAGAATATGAAATTAAAGATAAAATATCAAAAATTGAATATGAATTAACTAAAGGAATTATAGAAGATATTACTATTAAAAATTTAAAGGATATTGATGAAACATACAAAAAAGAACAAGAAAAACCTAAAAAAAATAGAATTACTAAAACAGCTATTAAAAAACAACTAACAAAATATAAAAAAACAATTAAAAAAGAAGCTTTAGAAATTTTAAAAACTATAAAAAATGAAAAATGTAAAGAAGAAATTAATTCAATTAAAGAAATAAACAATAAAATAATAATTCTTAGAAAAATTATTAACAATAACACAAAAAATAAAATTATTTACAATAGACCTTGTTCCAATAAAAATTGCAATGGTATGCTTAAATATCAAAGCAATTTATGTGGCATTTGTAATTATATTACTTGTTCTAAATGCCTTGAAGCTTATAATAAAAACAATACAGAACATACTTGTGATCCTGATAATATCAAAACAGCAGAACTTATCAAAAAAGATACAAAATATTGTCCTAAATGTAATTTTGGTATTACAAAGATTTCAGGTTGCGATGTGATGTTTTGCACTCAATGTAATACATCTTTTAATTGGAAAACAAGTGAAATATTAACTAAAAATTTACATAATCCTCATTACATTGAATATTTGCGTAAAAATGGAAATGCTCGTGAAAAACAAAATATGGTTAATAATTGTATTGCAAATCCTACTATTACCGACTTTGATATAAGAAGATTTATTAATATCGAAAAATTTTGTGAAAAAGTAGAATTATTTAAACCTTTCAATAAAATAATTTCTATTGGTGTTAGAAATATTCAATATATTCTTCATATTAATGATGAAGTTCAACGATTAAGAGATAAAATAAGAAAATATGAAAAATTAAATAAAGAAGCTCGGATCAATTTACTCCTCAATAAAATAAAACATGAAGAATTTGAAAAATCAGTCATTAAAAATTGTTATGAAATAAGAATTTTTAAACAAAAAGAACAAATTTGTTCCACTATCACCGATATATCAACCGAACTTATATTCAATATTTCAAATAACGAACTTATGGCTATTAACAATAGTATTTTTAGTATCCTTGATAGTTCTATTGATACTAATAGTTTTCAAAAAATTAGTAATAAAACTGAAGAGTTTTTTTCAAGATTTATTTCAATTAATAATTTTAAAGAAGTAATGAATGAACTTTTGAAAATTATTAATGAAATATCAAAAATAAAAAAACATTGTATTGCTGAAGATAAAGAAATTTCAAAAATATACGGTAGAACTGATAATTATATGCTTTTACCTTAACTAAAAGTAAAATAAAGATGACAAATATAAAATCAATTTATAATAATATTTTATTAAATCAACAAAAATATTTTATTTTCTTAAAAGATCAAGATGAATTAGTTTTTACTTTTGATGATACATTATTTATTGATGATACATTAAATTATTATATTTACGAATTATACAAAATATGCGAAAATCATACTAATAAAAATATTCGTAATATAATATTAACAAAAGAAACATTCAATACTTCTATCAAAAATACTACAAAATATAAAATATTTATATTAAATATCTTACAAGATATTTTATTTACTATTGAACAATATTTATTAAACGGAAATCCTCAATGCAATACTCATTGCTTGTAATTCTTGAATTATTAATTTAAATGCATATGGAATCCTGACTTGTGAAGGATCTATATCATTTTTACAATAATTGCAAGTATATAGTTTTCTATCAGAATTTGATACCATTATCATTCCACATACCTTACATACATATTGTTTTGAATTATCTGAACAATCTAACATTTTTTCTTTTAAAAATAAACTTGCACCGTGTGATAATATTGCATCACGTTCCATCTCTCCCACTCTTAAACCACCAGCTCGTGATCTTCCTTCACTTGGTTGTCTTGTTAAAAATACAATTGGACCATTTGATGATCTTGAATGTATCTTATCACATACTACGTGTTTCAATCTTTGATAATAAGTTGGACCTATAAATATAGTTGTCTTTATCTGCCTACCTGTATAACCATCATACATTATTTCATTACTATGTTTTTCCATTCCATATGATTCTAATTTATTACAAATATCTTGAACAGATAAATTATTATATGGCGTGCAATCTTGAGTATTACCTTCAATACATCCAACTTTACCCAATACACATTCCATTAATTGTGCAATTGTCATTCGTGATGGTATAGCATGAGGATTCATTATTAAATCAGGAATAATTCCATCTTTTGTATAAGGCATATCTTCCGAATTATATATCATTCCGATACTTGCTTTTTGTGCAATACTTGAAGCTAATTTATCACCTACAGCAGGTTTTCTATGATTACGAATCCTTATTTTACAAAATGCGTATCCTTCATTATTAATTTCATTATAATTCATATCTACTATACCTTCTTCATTTTGCTTTATTGCTACACTTGTATCAATATTATGTATTTTTCCTTTTATTTTTTTAGGCATTAGTTTTCCTACAATAATATCACCCGCTTTTACATATGTATTTTTATCAACAAATCCATCTTTATTCAATTTATTATAATTAAATTGTTTTGATATATCTGTTTTATCAGGACAACAAAATATTTCCTCTTCACCTGTTGAATGATTCTTATTACATTGTTCCTTTAATGTTTTATAATGCGTACTTACAAATAACCCACGATCCAAAGCATCCTTATTCACTATTATACCATCTTCTTGATTAAATCCACTATAAGTCATTATCGCCACTACCGCATTTATACCCGATGGTAATTCCGCAGCGTGAGTATATTTACTCAATTTTGTTGCTATCAACGATTTCTGTGGATAATTCAATACATTAGACAATGTATCCAATCTCGTATTAAAATTTGTCATATATAACCCTAAAGCTTGCTTTCCCATCGCGCTGTTCTGGGTAAGGTAATTTCCCTTTGTTATAAATGAATGATTACTACTCTCAACCTCAATATCTGCAATTTGCACATATTTGTGAGATTCTACTTTAACAGGTTGAAATAAAGCTTCACCTTTAATAATAACATTTTGTTTAAACTCATTAAAAGTTAAATTATGATATTTTTTATAAGATTTTATATAATGAACAATTAATCCACTATCTTGCATTTTTGAAATACAATATTTATATCCAATTGTCTCATAATATCGAATAAGATTATCATTATTAGCTCTAATGTTATATAATATTTTAACTTTATCAATTTCATAATCTTCAATAGGTCTTACATACGAATTAATATTAAACTCATTTAACAAATCAACACATTGATACATAAATCTTAATAAACTATCTTTTATAGTTTTATACATTACTTGTGATGTTGTTGGGATTGAAAATACACCGTTTGATTTTGTTGGATAAGTTCTAATCCTACATCCATCACCACCTTGAAAACCTGCTAAGAAATGACGTTTAGTTTCCATACTACCATTCATAATCCATTTTGGAATTGGTTTCCGGACAGTTTCAATCTTCTTACCATACGATATACCTAACACTATTAACAATGTAGGAAAAGGACCATTATAACATACATCAAATGTATGATGTTTACGTCCAGATGTTGAATGTGTTTTAAATCCTTCATTAATACGATTTGTTTTGAAACCTAATTTAACAATATCATCGTTAAAATGTTCAGCATCTATTTGTTTACCAAAAGATGCTTGAACTTGTGGTGTTCTTCCACCGTGTTTTTTATCATATACATTAATAGCACCATCTGCCAATATAAATCCAAATATACCAGATATAATTGGCAATCTAACATCATTACTCATTAAAGGAATATAATTAAGTTCTTTTAGTTTTTTCATATGTCTTGTAATCAATGATGGATTTACATTTGCCATTATTAAACGGTTTTCCATTATATCTTCATCTACCAAAACATATGGTTCAATATCTTCATAAAATAACTTATGATAAATATTATTACATAATATTCCTACTTTTGTATCTTCAGTAAATTCAGTTGCACATTTCCATCCTTCTAATGTCATAAACTTATGATCATTAGAACATACAATTGTTTTATCACCATACAATGTTTTAATTTTTACAATTGGTTTAATATTATCATATATCTTATGATTAACTACAACAGTGGGTGATGTAGTCATTTCTTTTAAATCAAAAGTTATAACTTTATCACCAACTTTAATATCTTTCATTTTCTTATAACTTCCATCATCCATTAATAATTCTTCTTCAATCCAAATACATTGATATGTATTACGTGGGGCTTGATTATGATTTGCAAATGGAATATTAGCACCTAAAATACCAAACATTAATGAAGGATGAATTTCACAATGTGTATATCTAGGAATTAAACTTATTCCTTCCATTTTTATATTAAGATCAGTAGGAAACATTGCTATCATAGAATGTGCCATTTCATCAATATCTAAATACTCGATAAATCCTTCTTTTTCATCTTTACCCATTACAGATGGCATTATAAATCCTTCAAAACACCATTTACTTAATTCTTCAATACCATATTTCTTTAAAAATTTATGAAATCTTAATTCATTATTATTATCCACTATAAATAATGGTCTATACATTCTACCACCCTCTGTAGAAATACTTAAAATATTCTTCATTCTATCCCAATAAATTGCAGTAACTGGATTTATCAAACCTTGGCGTTTAAAAGATTTTAAATCATTATACAACACTTCGGGATTTTTATGATAACCAAATAATTCACCATTCACTATTATTAATGCATTATATTGTTTAAATATATTTTTTAAGAATCCAATGCGATCTTGTATATTATCTGTATATTCATCAACACCTTTATCTTTTAATAATATCTTTATCAATATATTACAATAATATACTGAAATATTAGTTGAAATTGCCATATTTTTAACTAATCCAACAGGCGCACCTTCTGGAGTTTCACAAGGACATATAACACCATATTGTGAATTATCCAATTTTCTTGGTTGAACTAATTTACCATTCTTCTCCATTGCAGTATTTATACGTCTCAAATGTGATAACGTACTATGATGACACATTCGATTTAATACTTGAGATACACCTTGTTTAATATTTTGAAAACTTCCAATTGTTTTAATACCCCAATTACCAGTACTTAATGCATATTTTAACCAACTATCCAATAAACCTTGTTTAAAATATTTTGTAATATGTTGTTTATCACTTATTAAATCAACTACAAATGTATTATCATTTCTCCATTGATTTATATCTTTCTCTATCATAACTTTCAATTCTTTTGTTATCTTACCATAACATTGACGAAATAAATTAGCCATTAACATACCAGGTGTATCAATACGTTTATTAATATAACTATCACGATTATCATAAGATTCATAACCCAAATATATCGAAATTGCTTTATTTATCATATGACCTAAATACAATGCTTTTTTATTTTTTCCACTAATATGTGGTAATAAATCAGTATCTAAAACAGATTCTACATTATCAATTGTTTTATTATTCTTCATATTTCCCGTTATATTTCTTAAAATATATTCTAACGCATCTTCACGTGTATTTACACCAATTGCATCATCACAACAAGCTTTTAATTCTTCTAAAATATGTTTATTTCTTTTTTTATCCATATCATACAATATATGATGTATAATTTCATAATCGGACAATATATTTAAAGCACGAAACATTATAAATACTGGTATTTCATTTTTAAGAAATGAAGTATTTATACGAATAACTCTACCCATATGATTCGATTTTTTACTCATTGACAATGAAATAGTCTTTGTAGGTAAATATAAAGGCTCATTCATTGACCTTATTTCAGTATGAATTATATCTATATTATTTGCAGGTTTGAAAATTAAAACATAGTTTTCTTTAATACGATCTTGATTAATTAAAACTTTTTCATTTCCATTTACTATAAAATATCCACCCATATCATAACGACATTCTGATATTATATTTTCTTGTGGTATTATACTCAATATACAAGCTTTTGAACCAACCATTACAGGCAATTTACCAATATAAATATCTTTCAATTTCTTTGTTTTAGTTTCAAAATGATTTTCATTCTGTTTATAAATATTTGTTATAATTCTTACATTAACATATAAATCACAAGAATATGTTAAATTATCATAACGTGCCATTTGTGGAGTCATATTTATTTGAGTTCCATCCTGTTTTTTATAAATAGGTTTCGTAAAATGAGGTTCTTCAACATATATACTAATTTTTTGATTATATTCTTTCAATTTTTCATTATAATCATTTGTAATTACAATTGGATTGTATCCTGCTACTATCTTTCGTAATTTTGTATCAATAAAATCATTATAACTTTCTATTTGATGTCTAACCAATTGATGAGATGCGGTTATATTACCCCCTGAAGAAAAATAAGCATCTAATACTGTTTTTATATTCTCATCAAATGACATATAGAAAAATATATATTTAATATATTTTTAATTTCTTATATCATTTTTATGTATTGAATTTAGTAATATTATCAATATACAAATCTACAGAATGATTATCCCTTAAATTACCAATATTTGTTACACAAGTTCTAAATATATGTAAAAATCTTGTTAAAAACTTTGTATATACTTTATCATTTTGTAATAATCCATTTTTTAAACAAATAGATGGATGAACATGTTTAAACTTACTAGTTAATGGCATTTTCGTAATTATATCATCTTTATTCTTATATCTTACAGATACTTTTATATTCTTATTAAAATAATTTGCAAAATCTTTATTACCTGGTCGCGGTGATCCTATTGTTAATACTCTAATATTAGGATTCTTTGTTGCTAAATGTATATCTACCGCACATACATATGCTAGTGCACCACCTAAAGAATGTCCAGATATATGCAATTTCTCTACATATATATTTTTATTTAATTGTTTAATCATTTCATAAATCTTTGGTTTTACTGACATATATTGATTAAAAAATCCTTTATGTATTTTTATATTATCCTTAAGATTTTTAGTTCTAGTATCTGCATCATGTTTCCAATCATTTATTGATGATGTTCCGCGAAATGTAATAAATACACCGTTATTATTACAATCAATATAACATTGACAATCTGTTTGATTGTCTGAAATAAATATAGAATCTTTTCTATTATTAAAATAACTTAATTTACAAAGTGTTGAACAATAAACATCAATATTCATTATGCCCCTTTTATTTATTATTAAATGTCAAAAACAGAAATACTATCTGGGATTATCTAATAGCTTTGTATCTATTTTCTTTAAACATTTCGAAAATCATTTAAATATTCCATGGCTTGTTATTTATAAACCTATGGAATTACTTTACATTGAACATTTTTACAATCTTGAAAAACTCAACCAAACTGTTATTAATTATATGAATATATATGGAATTGAAAATGTTAGAGGCGGGTGTTATTCCAATGTTTTATTAACTAGATATCAATATAATGAAATTACTACTAAACTTAATGAAAATGTGTAAATATTTAATCGAATTAAAGACTTTTTATATAGTAAAATGTTAACTAATTATATATTAAATTGTAATATACAAAAAGCTTTAGAACATATTTGTTTTTTATTGCACACTAATGATGAAAAATTAGATGAATTAGAAAATAGCTTTATTGAAATATGCAATTATATTGGATTAAATATGGAAATTGAACATGCTAAAAGATGGTTCGATATTGTTAATTCTACTTACAATATTATTAATAATAATGAAATTAAAATTGATGATACATTGGTATTATGTAGCAAGATGTGTGCATTATGTAAATTAATTAAAGAAAATAGTATTATTGGTATTAAAAGCTTAAGATCACAAGTTATTAATGATCTTGAATATAATTTAACACCACAATATATTTCTGTTTTTGAAAATATATTACCTTTAAGATCTTCAGAATCTTACAATGTTGCCTGTAAAATTGCTATGTGTTTTGTTAATTATTTTGAAAAAACACAAAATATTGATACTGAATCAAAAGAATTTATTGGACTTGCCAATAAAATCAGATTAGCTATAGAATATATTACACGTAAAAATATTTACATTGAAAATAATAACTCCAAAGATGCTGATTGTATTTGGTTTATTTGGAATATCATTCTTAAACTTACACAATCACCCAGCTTTTCAATTATATATAAATTATTTTCACATAATTGGAAATCTACTATTCGCAAAAAACGGTTAGGTATATTATGGGGTACTGTATATTTATTAAAACATAAAGATACAGAATGGACTGATATAGATATTGATAATTTTGATAAAATACGATTATTAAGTAAAAACTTAATGATCGAAACAAAAAATAGATACCCTAAAAATATTAAAATTAATAAAAATATTAATAATGATATTAAAAATATATGGAATACTTATATTCCTTCACCTAAAAATTAAATATCTTTATGCTTTCTTTTTAGTGTTCTTTACTTTTTTAGAAGCTTTTGCCTTTATAGCTACTTTACTCTTTTTAACTTTACCACCTACTCTTACACCCTCTTCTACTTCTTCATCGTCTTCTTCAAAATCTTCTCTTTCTTCTCTTTCTTCTTCTTCTTCTTCTGTTCCTTCGTCTTTAAATTCTTCTTCTTCTTCTTCTTCTTCTTCTTCGTTTTCAAATTCTTCTTCAGTACTACCACCTTTCATTGCTTTACCAGTATGCGTTAATTTACCACCAACCATCGCTAAAGTACCACCAGTCATTGTTTTAACTTCTGCAGAAGTTAAATCACAACTTTCAATATTATATTTATATTTAATCTCATATTCTGTATTACCTTTCTTCATAATTATCGGTTTTGGTAATTTTTCACGTGTTACCATATAAGAATATGTTTTCCCTGCACTACGACGATCACGCATACGAAGAACAAACTTTATACTAGTCTTATTCTTATATTTTGCAAATTTACGTAATGTTAATTTCTTAAATAGTGCTTTACCGGCTTTTTTAGCGGCTTGACCAGGTTGATCATTTTTATAGTTTCCACCCGCATATCCTATTCCCGAACCCATTATTGTAAATGTAGGCATTTTATATTATACAAATATTAAAATAATTCTTCATTCTCTGAATCATTAGATTCATTCTCTTCACCTGTTAAATAATCATACAATACTATACTATCATTATCATTCTCTATATCATCCATTATATTATTATATCTTATATTTTTTTTTAAAATTATTGGAATAGGTATATTACCTTCTAATGTTTTAATACTCGTAATAATATGCATTGGTTCTTTTAATTCATTTTCTTCATCTTCGAAATTATTCACAATATTATTATCATTAAGTAAATTTATATTATTTATTTTCACGGATTCACTTTCTACTTTTACATCATCATATATATACCACGGATATTTCAATATAGGTATCGGTATTACAGATATATCATTTTCATTAAATATTCTTAAATATTCTTTTTTATCTAAATTATCTATTTTATACAAATGTTTATAATATTCTAATGTTGTTTCAAACTTATTTTTACTAAATTTCCATTTATTATTTCTACTACAATGAAAGTAATCGTGAAAATCTTTAAAATCTTCGGTTTTCATAAAATTTTCAAACTTCATTATATAAAGCTTTTTTTATACCTTTTTATATAATGTCCGATAATATTGAAACCGATATTATTAATAAGTTCAATGAATTAACTCAAAAAATTAAAAATAGTTCAGCTGATCCTAATGTTGTTGTTCCAGATGATATTAAATTAAAGTTTTATTGTTATTATAAACAAGCTACAATAGGTGATTGTAATACCGAATGTCCTGGAATATTTGAATTTCAAAAAAAAGCATTATGGAATGAATGGAATAAACTTAAAGGAACATCTAAAAATGATGCTGCTAAAATGTATATTTACTACGCCGAACAATACGTATAAACATTTAATTTTTAATTATCATAAATGGAATCACAATATATTAATTTAATTAAACATATTTTAGAAAATGGTATATCTAAAGATGATCGCACTGGCATTGGAACTTTAAGTATATTCGGTTATAATATGAAATTTAATTTACGTGAAAGTTTTCCTTTATTAACTACAAAAAAAGTATATTGGAAAGGAGTTGTTGAAGAATTGTTATGGTTCATATCTGGTTCTACGGATTCTAACAAATTAAAAGAAAAAGGAGTTAAAATATGGGAAG